TGGTCAAGGCTATAATCGTCTATATCAAATTGCCTGAGGTGTGATATGAAAAAGACAAAAATTGATTGGTGCGATAGCACGATAAATTGCGTGTACGGCTGTCCGAACGGCTGTAAATATTGCTACGGCAATGTTATGAATAAGCGTTTTCACTTTTGCAAAAATTGGAACATTCCCGAATGGAAACCTGAACACTTAAAGGAATTTTACAGCAAAAAGCCGAAAAGTATCTTTATCGACAGTATGAGTGATATAGGTACTTGGAAAGAGGAGTGGTTCAATGCCGTAGCAAAAGCCATAAGCGATAACCCTCAACACCGTTACATAGCGTTGACAAAACGGTTTGATAGGCTTATGGATATGTTCTTACGTTTCACTCCTCCGATAGAGATATTTATCGGTATAAGCGTTACAACGCAGGCAAACGCAAACGCCGCGACGTTGGTGCATAGATTCCATAACACTATGCCCGATTTTTACAGCATAGAGCCTATATTGCAGTCTATCACAATACCTGACGACGCTATTCCTAAAACGCTTATTATCGGCGCAGAAACAGGAAATCGCAAGGGTAAGGTGGTGCCGCAAAAAGAGTGGATAGACAGGCTTGTAAGGCAAGCAGACGAGCATAACAGCATTGTCTTTATGAAAGAAAGTTTGCGGTCGCTTATGGGTAACGATTTTCGACAGGACGAGTTGTTGTGGAGGGTATAACGTCTATGGATAGATTAAAAGTTGTTCGCTCTGTTAAGCCGTATTATTTCTACCTGATATGCGAGGGGCTGAAAAAGTACGAGGTCGGAAAGGATATGCCGAAAAATTCCGATTGGGATAGAACGGTCGAACTGTACTGCAGTAAAGATATGCAATCGTTCAAGCGTATTCCTGAGGAATGTCGGGAAAAGTACCGTAAATATCTCGGAAAGGTCGGTGCGCGGTTCGTGTGCGATGATATTATCAATTTGGGCAAAGAATACGCCTACGCACGAAAAGACAAGCGTTTTTACGATATTCTGCAGAATAGTTGCTTAACCGTGGAATGGTTGCAAAAATACGCGCCGAAAGGGGACGCAGTTGCTTGGCATATCAAAGACCTCGCCGTTTACGTTGAGCCTAAGCCTACGCACGATTTCAAAAAGCCGTGTATTGATAAGTACGGCTATTGCCCGACGTGTCGCGTCGGCGGCGAGATAATACCCGAATCGGAGGCGGAGTTTTACCGAATGGGCGAGGACTGCCGAACAGAGTGGTATTGCGTAAATTGGCTGAGAAAACCGCCGCAGACGTGGTGTTATGTGGAGAGGGAGCAGATATGACGAAAGAGCAATTAGAACGGGCAAGAGATATTGAGCGGGAATTACGGGCGTTGAGTTGGACGTTGCACGCATTTAGTCATTGGAGCGTGTCGCAAAGCGCAATACCGCGGCTTGGAAAAGTTAAACGCAGACGATATAAAAAAGGGTGGGCGTTATACACAATTAACGATACTCATAGCAACCCCGTTGAGGAGTTAGTAATACCCGAACGGATAAAGTCTATCATTTATCACGAACTCAGGGAGTATGAGGAATCGCTCAAAAAGGAGTTGGAGCAGTTATGAACAAAGTCATTTTAATCGGAAATCTGACGGCAGACCCCGAACTTACGGTGCTTAGCAGCGGCGTCAAGACCTGCCGATTCTCATTAGCCGTCAACCGCGAATACAAAAACGCGAACGGGCAGTATGATACCGATTTTCTGAACTGTCAGGCGTGGCGTAGTACAGCGGAGAACCTCGTCAAGTATATGCGTAAGGGCAGAAAGATTGCTGTTACGGGCAGAATACAAGTGCGGTCGTATGAAAAGGACGACGAGAAACGAACTGCGTGGGAGATTCAAGCAGACGAGATAGAGTTTGTATCGTCGCCCGCACAGGGCGGCGGGAAACCGCAATCGGAACCCGACGACCCGTATTACGATGAAAACGATTCTCCGTTCTGATAAGGTGGTGCGCGATGACAAATAACATTGATAGCCTCAGGCGGTACACAAAAGAGGAGTTGCTGTTTGGGATAGGTTATGCCTGCACCGATACCGACGTTCGTATAATCACGAGCGCGATAGAGCGAAAGCGTATGCAGGACGACCTCGAAAAGGAACGGCGGCTGTTACGCGAAAGCAATGACGCGCTTACGGCGTATAGCGATTTTATGCGCAAACTCGCGGAGAAATACGGCGACGGCAAATCGCTGAATTTGGGAAAGGTGCCGCTACCCGAAATCGAGCAGGCGGCGGAACTCGAAACGATTTGGCAAACGAAAGAAAAACAATGGAGGCAAATTTGCGGTATTAAGTGAGGTGCTTATGGCAAGGCAGAAAATGTATTTTAAGTGGGATATGCCGACAAGCATTGTCGAGATAGTCAAGGCGATTTGCGCCGACTACGACAGGCGGGAGCGGGCAATCAAATTCGGCAATGTAGCGGGCGACGTCCTGATGAGATACATTGAACTGAACAATGTCATAAATAACGCGCTACAAGCGGTTGAGGTCGGAATCAGAACTGAACTGCTGCGCGATATTCAGAACCGACGCGGGTATGAACATTCTGCGGCGGCTCTTATCATTGCAAAGAATACATACTACAATCGGAAAAGGAAATTGATATACGATATAGCGAAAGACCTGCGGCTCCTGTAGTATTTACATAGTAAGTATATATAATATATATTTATTTTAAGTACAGTAAGTATCTACTAAGTACGATATAAGAGCCGTGCGGTCGAGTTCATCATAAATTGCGACTAAACGCACTAAGTTCTGTGATATTATAGAAATCAGATAATGTGCCATATACCCATTGAGGTTAGAGCCTTTTTATTCCGACGAGGAGCGGAATGAGAGGGCTTATTTTGTTTTCAAGAGGAGGAAACAGAATGAGTCAAAAGACCACTAAGACCACAACACCCAAAAGCACGATGCCAAAGAAAAGCAATAAAGGACAGTTTGCAAAAGGCAATACGGTCGGAGAGCAAACGCGTTTTGAAAAAGAGAACGCCGCCGCGAACAAGTACAAAGACGAATATTGCGATATGCTCATCGAGTTTTTCAATAAGCCTGCGACAAGGATAGAATACAAGAAAAACTATGTGAAAGGAGAACTGTCATCGGAAACGCCTATCGTGCTGCCTGCGGAATATCCGACGTTTGAATTGTTTGCCGCGAGTATCGGCGTAACGACGAAAACCTTGCAGAATTGGTGCGAAAAGCACCCCCGTTTTTCGTACTATTACGCACGCGCAAAGGAAATACAACTCGGAACGCTCACGTCCTGCGCTGTTATGGGCTTATATAACCCGCTGTACGCGAAATTCGAGGCTGTGAATAATCACGGGCAGAAAGACAAGACAGAGGTTGATACGAACGTATCAGGGAGCGTAAACGCCGTGTATGACGACAAAGACCTTGCGCTCATCAGGCGCGTGGAGGAGCGGCTGAATGGCAAAAAGAAAAAGTGAGGTCATCAATTATACGGCGTACATTCAGAAAATACGCGAGGCAGAGTTTGAGTATTGCCGCAACGATATAGTTTATTGGGCGAATAACTACTGCGTCATTGAGGACAAAGATTCTGCCGAAATCGTGGTGCCGTTCAAGGCGTGGGAGGCGCAAGCGCAGGTATTACGCGATTTTGACGAGTTCAGGCTGAACCTCATTCTGAAAGCACGGCAAATGGGTATTACGTGGATAGCATTGTACTACTGCACGCACGACCTGATATTCAACCTCGGTCATACCGTTGTCGCGCTCTCTAAGACAGAGGACGACGCAAAAGAACTTGTAAGGCGTATGAGCGTTGTGCTTGATAATCAACCCGAAATACTCAGAGGCGGCGGCTTAACGTGGAAAGCAACGGCAACGTCAATTACCATAACGGACGGACGCGGCAAATTGGTAAGCACATTCAAGGCGTTTCCCGCGTCGCCGTCTGCAGGACGCTCGTTTACAGGCAATATACTACTGCTTGACGAGTGGGCGTTTCAGGAGTTTGCGGCGGAAATATGGACGTCCGCATACCCGACGATAAACAGACCTACGGGCGGCAAGGTCATCGGGCTGTCAACGATAAAGCGCGGAACGCTGTTTGAGAATCTATGGCTCGAAAATAATGCGTTTCACAAGATATTTCTCGGTTGCTTTTGCGACCCGCGCCGCACGCAGGAATGGTACGACCAAACAGCAAAAGACTTGGGCGTAAAGGTCAAGCAAGAATATCCGCGCACGGCAGAGGAGGCGTTAAGTAACCTCGGCGGCAGTTTTTTCTCGGAGTTCGATTACAGCGTACATACCTGCGAACCGTTCAATATTCCGTCCGATTGGTCGATATACAACACTATGGACTATGGGCTTGATAAATTCGCGCATTACAAGATTGCCATTGATAACGAGAATGTCGCGTATGTGTTCCACGAGATATACGAAAGCGACCTGATTATTTCCGACGCGGCGGATAGGGTAAAGGCGGCGGAGCGCATAGAGATGAGCGACGGCAATAAAAAATCTTGGTACCTGCCGCGTGTACGATTAGCACCGCCCGACCTATGGAACCGCAGTCAAGAATCGGGCAAAAGCAGAGCGTTAATGTTTTATGAGAGCGGCTTAGAACTCACGCAATCGAATAACGATAGGCACGCAGGGTGGTTGTCGATAAAAGAACTTTTGAAAATCAGAACTACGGCGGACGGACAAAAGATTACGCGGCTTAAAATATTCCGTACCTGCCCGAATCTGATACGCACCTTACAGCAGATTTTGATAGACGAAAAGGACGTTGAGGACTGCGCAAAGGAGCCGCACGAACTCACGCACGCGCCCGACGCATTGAGATATTTCGCTATCTATTGGACGCGTCCGTCCGAAACAAATGCAAAGAAAAAGAAAGTTAAATACCGCGCCGATTTACTTGAGGACTATTTCAATGCAAGCGATGAGGAGCGGCAAGCAATAATCAAAAAGTATGGAGAACCCGAACTATGAAAATCGCAAACGACGGTCAAACGAAATTATCTTTTTTTCAAGACTTGTACCGCGAGGCGCGGGCGGCGGCTGAAACGCTGACCGATAAACTCGACAAACACCTTGAGCAGTATAAGGGCAGCATAAAAATAGACGGCGACGGAGCGGCAGACGCAACGGTTGTACGCAACATAACGTATGAACTGATAGAGAGTCAGGTTACAAGTTATTTGCCGAACCCGTCCGTTACGGCTAAGCAATGGAGCGAACAAAACGAGCGCAATGCAAAGAGCATTGAAACGCTTTTGCGCAACAAGCGTAATGAGTTGCCGTTTGAGAAACTCAACGATATGGACGAACGCTATAACCCGATATACGGAGGCTCCGTTTGGCTTATCGAATGGGATAACTCGATAACGACGCATAACACCGTGGGCGACGTGAAAATCAGTTGCCTTAGCCCGAAACGGTTTACGGGGCAGCCGAACATTTACGACGTCAAGGATATGGACTACTGTTTTATTCAGTTTGAAACGACGAAAGATGATATAGTCCGTAAATACGACGTATCGTTAGAGGTCGCAGAGGAAACGGAAACAGAGGACAATTCGGACGAAAAGACCGCGACGCTCTATGTGTGCTATTACAAGAACGACGACGACAAGGTTTGTCAGTATGTTTGGTCGGGCGATACGGAACTGCTCGACCTTGAGGACTATTATGCCCGCAAGCGTTATGTGTGTACGAAATGCGGCAAGCGAAAAGAACTCTGCGAATGTGAAAAGCCGAAATTCGTATTGCAGAATGAGGAATACGAAGAACTCGACAGAGATATAACGCTCTCTGACGGTTCGATACTCCCTGCGATGAGCGAGGTCATAAAAGACGGGCAGGTTGTTATGGAAAAAGAGCAACGGCAAGCCGTGAACGAGGACGGTTCCGTTGCCCTTGACGATACGAACGGCGTTTTATTGCCCGTAATGACGGAGGTTGACGTTCCTAAAATGGAGAAAACGCGCCTCCCGTTCTATACGCCGAATATCCTGCCGATTGTCATACGCAAAAACACGTCGGAGGAGGATAATTTGCTCGGTCAATCGGACTGCGAATTTGTCCGACCGCAGCAACAGGCGATAAACAAACTCGAAAGCCGCATAATGGAGAAACTTATGGGCGGCGGCGTGTTCCCGATTGTGCCTGAGGGCGTGAACGTGGAAATCGACAACAGCATTTTCAAAAAGGTTTTTCGGGCAAATCAGGCAAATCAGGCGTTATTCGGGCGCATTGATTTACAGGTCGATATTTCGCGTGATATAGCGCAGGCAGACAGGCTGTACGACCACGCAAAACGTATTCTCGGCATTACGGACAGTTTTCAAGGGCAGTACGATTCGAGCGCACAGAGTGGCGTTGCAAAGCAAATACAGGTCAATCAGGCGGCGGGGCGTTTGGATAGTAAACGTCAGATGAAAAACGCCGCGTATGCGGAGATAGACCAAATTATTTTTCAGTATTACTTGGCGTATGCCGACGAGCCGCGTCCTGCAACGTATAAAGACGCGCAAGGGCGTATGCAAAACGTGTATTTCAACCGTTACGATTTTATCAGACGCGACGAGGCGGGCGAATGGTATTACGATGACGAGTATCTGTTTGCGGCGGACGCGGCGATTGATATAGAGAAATCGCGTGAAATGCTGTGGGAGCAGAATCGGCAGAATTTCCGAGAGGGCGCATACGGCGACGTTACATTGCCGCAAACACAACTCATCTTTTGGCAGAATATGGAGCGTGCGCATTATCCGTGGGCGCGTGAGAACGTCGAGCGTATCAAAGAGGAAATCGCACGACAGGCAGAAATACAGCAAATGCAACAGCAGATACAGGGCTTGTCCGAGGAGGTAAACGGTCGGAAAGGCTACGAGGAATATTTGTTATCCAAAATGCAAGAAAATTTGAGCGGAGGCACCGAAAATGGCAAACAGTAAAGTAAACAACAAAGCAAACACTTACGCGGCAAATATGAATTTATCGAGC